TCTGGGGCATATTCAGTTAACCAGTTACTTTGCAGATCATCACCTAAAAGAGCTGGCTGTTCATAATAAAGTATTTCACAAGTTTGAGCAGTCGAGGGAGTCGGGGCTATAAGCCAATGTTGATAATCGTAGTCTGCATAAAACTGAGGTGCAGCTGTGTCTGCTTCATTTGGCCAGTAATTTCTACAATATTCATATGACCGAGCAAAAATAGAAGATCCTGCAACTGTCATAGAAACTGTATCTCTCCATCTATCAGGCTTTAAATATGTAGAAGTGCCCACCACTAAGGGTAGATTAACAGCTCTTATAAAACCTTCTATTTTTAATTCACGAGCTATGCGTCTTTCACCAAGGGTTATCAAACGAGGAAGTTGGTCAAAGACAATTTGATCACTTGCCTGAGTAAAACCACGCTCTAAATATCTGCGTAGATCTACCAGCAAACTATCGTATGTCATTGTGTAACTCATAATTGAATCTTCCTTATTTTGACATTACTCAATTATGGCTTTGTTGGCCAGTCAGCATTTTCTAAATGAGGAAAATTAGAATGAGTAGTTATATCACGTAATGTTTGGCGATAAGTAGTCATTTCTGCGCTAAGTGTCACATCTGTTAAGGCATAAAAATCTGTTTCTTTTAAAAGATCATTTCTTTTTGACCTGGAAAATTTAGCAGCGTCAGCATCTAATCTTGCTTGAAACGCTGTCTCATATTCTGCTTTGGTAGTAGTCACCCCGTCAATAGTAGTATCTGCGAACATATCTGTTTCTGTCCAAGCCTGTACCCAGTTACCGCCACTTTGCACAGCACCATTACGAATAACTTGCTTGTAGGCTCCGCTTGCTTCTGGTCTAGGTGATTCTAAAACTGGATCAATGTTTAAACTTGCACAGACATCTGCATTCCAAACCTTAGGTATTGAAACATTTTTATTTAATGCGCGGATCTCGCCTTGCGACTTGAGTGATCCATCTTCCATTCTATATTCCATAATTGTTTCCTTATGCTATTGCTAAAAAGATATAAGTGGCACCAGATATATTAACTGTGCTAGAAGCGGATGACGTTACTGTGAATCCACTTGCTAAAGGATCAATGTAGTCGGTGTTGGTTACTTCTGCTACCTGTGTATTTAACACTTTATAGGGATCATTTCCTGCAGAAATACCTCTAAAGGTGTCCCAAAGATACCAATCACCTCCTGCATCAGATCTGGTTATTAAAATAAATCTAGCTCCTGCAGAGAATCCGCAGTCTATGTTCAAACTGTTTCCGGTACCTGTATAGTTTCCTACCTTGCTTATCCCGTCTAGTGTGGCAAATAAGAAAGCCATGAAAGTTTGATTTGCGTCATTTCCAAAACTTTGTAATTTAAAAGTAGTGTCTGTTGGTTGCTCTGATAACCAATTCCATCCAGCACCATAAGTTATACCGCTTCCTCCATTTACTGAAGCATTATTTAAATAACGATTAGTTAAAGTTGTGGCTGTGAATTGAGTTCCTACTTTCCAATCATCGCCAGTATTTGTTTTACGAATAATAGTAAGTTCAGGAGCAACGCCTAAGTTGTGAGAATTTTGAACAGGGGGACTTGACCCTTTTACAACAACTACATCCATGAATTTAGTAGCACGCTTAAACATATAAGAAAGAATGTCTGTACTTGTTCCTCCTCCACTATTCCAACCATTTGGATAATCAAATCTTTCTTCATTTTCGCCCAGTGCTGCGGCATTACTTGAAGCTGTGTTTAAATAAGTATCTTGAAGAAGTCGCTGGGTAACAAAATTGTTAGCACCTGTAGATCTGCTGATATCAATAGACATATCTACTGGGAAGCCCGAAGTGAACCGAGGAGGACTAGGGGCAGTTCCACCCAAAGTATCCATAGCAAAAACCTCAGTGCCTGCTGTCGGCTCTTTCATAGATTTTCTAATAGCTATGTAAACATAAGGACCTGTCCCAAAAGATTCTGTTTGAAAACCTGTGGCTGTTGGATAACCTACATCAACAGTATAGCCAACTTCATTACCAGAGGTGTTAGCATAAATAGAAGGATCGTTATAACTTCCATAACCTCCATCTATATCTCCTACTTGCCAGCCTCTCATGCTATCCCATATGTACCACCCAGCAGCTCCAGTAGTTTGTTTTACCATTAACCATTGAGGCTCAAAACCAAGTGTTATGGTATCAGTGCCATCCGATGTAAAACTACCCATCTTACATATCTGTTCATCACCGCCTTCACCGAAGATTGCGTCATCTCCGAACAAATAAGCAACATAAGACCTACCACTATAATTAATTTCACTATCACTCCCTACTGTAAATTGTGTATCAGTAGGTGCTGTGTCATTAAAAGCTCCTGTATAAGCTTGTGAATAGACCGTAGATTGAAGTTGTAAAAAATTAGTAGCTCCTAAACTCGCATGATAAACAAACCAATAACCATTATGAGTGGAACATTTAATAATCATCATTTTTGGAGTGCTACCCAGATTATGATTTAAAGTCTGAGATGTTTGTGAATTTCCATTATACGTCACAATGTCTAAAAAACCTGGTGCTTTGCGAAATGACCAATCAACGTAGTCATAACCATCATTTACCCAATAACCGCCAGTGCTGCCATCAACAGTATAGCCATTTGAATTAAAAGAACTGACTTGCTTTCCTGCGTTATATTGTTCGGGACCAAGACTGTTGCTTTGTAGCATTCTACTAACACCACGTGCAGTGTCTGTCCAAACATTTGAAGTACTCGTAGTTCTTGCTTTTATCCAAACTAAACCACCTTCGCCACCAAGATCAAGACCGTTATTTACCACTGTAGTGACGTTATTTCCAATTCTAGGATAAATAGAAAAAAGATCATCTACTAATTCACCTGAACCTCCTGCCGATCCTGCCGCAGCTTCTAATAATTTTTTAGTACTTGGCATTTAAATATCCTCTACGCTAAAGCGAGTCCTGCAACGAATCCATACCACGTCGTACCACCGTCACACGTTATAAATACTAAAACATCAGTACCCGAAGCTGTAAGTGTGGGAGCAGTCGCTGCTGGCCAATCTACGGATGCTGGCCATGTTTGAGTCGCGCTACCACCATTAACTAATTTAATGCTGAAGCTAGAAAGCTCATCTGAAGCAGCAGGATTAGAAAAAGTCCAAGTAGTCGCCCCAGTAGTTGTGGCAGTTACAGAATTACCCAGTGTTAAGTCGATAGTCTTAGCACCTGTGGCGTTACCAATAGCGTTAGTGATTTCCGCGTAACCCTGTAATGTTTTATTGGTTAATGTGTCGGCAGATACTAAACTGACTAAAGTTGAATTAGCCCCTGCGGGAAGTAACATTGTATTAGTAACACTCGCGCTGTGCGGTTGCGCTTTGAGAGTTTGTCCGTGGCTGTTAGCGTGGCAGTTAAGCTTGATTTGCCCTTCAACGCTAGAGCCATCACCCTTGACTTCTACTATTTGAGTAGCTGGATCTACAGTTAAATTACCTGACGCTGTAGTCGTTACTCCCGCCAAAACTCCACCAGACAATGTTTTATTAGTCATTGTAGTAGTGCTAGTAGCAGTGACAATGTTTGTGGGTGTAATTATATCTGATAAATTAGCCATTTTTTATACTCCTGGAGCTATTGGCCAATCAGCCATTTTAAGATCTGGCCAATTAGCATGATCTGGTAAATCTCTAAGTTGTTGCCTCCATTCAGCCCAAGCAGCTTTGTTGGTAATGGTGGCATCTGCAGCCTGTGTCCAATCACTAGATTCTAAGAATTGATTTCTTTTAACTCTATTTTCTTCTGCCGAAAGAGGAGTGATCACCAGCGTCCTTCTTACAGTTTCACCTAAATCTTCATAGGTGTAATGTCTGTTGCAGGGTTCAACAGTGTCGGCACTATCATCAGATTCTAAAGGACGAAACCGAGCAGCATAATGTTCAGGGAACACCGTATACGGGTCGACACTAAGAGTTTCATGTTCTTTCCCATTTTCAAATATTATAAACATTTTATTTCACTCCTAATAAATTAAAACAATACATGCTGCACCGCCTTGACCTCGTGTGCCACCGCCAGAACTATTGCTGACTCCGCCACCGCCACCGCCATAACCACCATTACCAGCCTTGGCAGTTCCCCCACTATTTGTTCCAGCACCTCCGCCACCGCATAACATTCCTCCATCGCCAGCATAAACGTCAGCACCGCCAGCACCATTAGGAGAACCTGCACCACCGCCAAAAGATCCTGCGTTTCCATGAGATCTGGCTGCAGTTCTTTGGTCAAACTCTCCTCCAACACCTGTCGGAGTATAATGAACATAAACGTAATACCAGCCTTGAGTAGTGTTAGAGCGTTCTCCTGGCTGAGTGCATCCTGCAATCAAAG